AGCAATTATGGGTCTTGAGATTTTAGAAGGTCAAGAAATCCCTAACGTGGATTTTCCAATTCGTGTTGAAAATGAACAAGGTGTATTAGAGTGGGGTGTTTTAAACTCTACAAAAGAATTCGCAGGTAAAAGAGTAATCTTATTTGGATTGCCTGGGGCATTCACACCTACTTGCAGTACAAAACAAGTGCCAGGATACCAAGGAAACTTTAAGAAATTTCAGTCATTAAAGATTGATGGAATCTATTGCATTTCTGTAAATGATGCTTTTGTTATGAATGAGTGGAGACACTCTCTAGGTGCAAAAGATATATTTTTCCTTCCCGATGGAAACGGAGAGTTCACACATAAATTTGGTGCTGAAGTTAAAAAATCAAATCTTGGTTTTGGATTCCGTTCATGGAGATATGCAGCTGTAATTAATGATGGTAAAGTTGAGAAAATGTTTATTGAAGAAGGATTTCAAGACAACATTGAATCAGACCCATTTTTAGTATCTAATGCAGAAACAGTATTGGAGTATCTTGGAAACAATCCTCAATAATGTCTTTAAAACAAATTCTAACCGATAACGTTAATTCAAATGGGTTGCCTATTTTAGACGGCAACCTTTTTGATAAGACTACCAAAGAATATGGTAAGGAAGAATTTCGTCTTGCAGTCGCAGATTTCATTGCAGAAAACAGACCACCATTTCCTTTCAAGAAAATTTCATATGAAAGAATGCGTGAAATGTTTCTTGCACTGAAGGATTATGATACTAGTAAATGTATCACACCTACAGATAACTTAGAACAAGAGGTCATGGAAAAGTATGACGATTATACTTTTGACTTTCATTCTTGGGGATTAGGTTTGATAGATTGTGCATCGGTTCATTCTGATGCATCAAACTTCTTTCACCAAGAGTTAAGACTTGCGTGTGGAAGTTATGGTTTCCAACCACCAGTAAAAGTTTGGGAAGAAGGAACCTCTAAAGAAATTTGGAGATGTCTAGGGCCTATTTGGAGAGGAATCAATGGTGTACAAAAAGTACAGGTTGAAGGAAAGGAAGAACTCATGGGTGGAAAGTTGGATGAAAAGTCTTACATTTCTGCATTCAGATTGGGAACATACATTGCAACGCAGTTCAAACCACTTGTTGCAAAATCTATCTATGACAACACTAGGAGTAAAACAATACTTGATACTTCTTGTGGTTGGGGTGATAGACTATGTGGTTTTTATGCAGGGAATTACACTAAAGAGTACATAGGTTGTGACCCAAACCCTGCAACATTTGTACAATATAAGAAACAATGTATATTTTATGAACGAATTCTTACAGGTGAAGAACCCGACATAATTGAACAGGAAGATTACTTCTCATGTATTGGGTCAAAGAAAGTTGAGATACATCGTTGTGGTGCAGAGGATATGAAATACCATCAACTTCCACCAATCGATTGTGCATTCACTTCTCCACCTTATTTTTCAACAGAGAGATACAACGAAGGTGGTGAACATGAACAAGACCAATCTTGGGCAAAGTTTAACGAGTATAATGCATGGAGAGACGATTTTTATTTACCTGTTGCTAAGAAATCGTATGATGCACTTGCAAACAACGGAGTGTTGTATATAAACATTCTTGACCCTAAGATACATGGGGTTAGATACAGGTCGGGTGATGAAGTCATTCAACATATCGGTGAAGATAGATTTGATGGACAAATCGGAATGAGAATCATGCAAAGACCTCAAGGTAAATCTGTATTCAAAGATGAGAATGGAGACTTTGATAAAGCTGCAATGGACGAGTTCATGAAGAAATATTACATTGAAAATATTTGGTGTTTCTCTAAAGGTGTATGTCGAGATTTTTTTAAAGATGCAAGAGTGAGTACATTAGATGAGTTTTTTGGATGAGTTGAGTCCTTTCGAAGCCATTCCGTGCATCGATATAGAGGAATTAAAAACAGTTGACCCTTCATCGTTTTTCAACGATAGGTGTATGTCACTGAAAGAACTTTCATCTAAAAAGTTTATAGACTTTTATCAAGAACAAAGAAGAATGAGATATGGACACGAAGGACTACTTCCTTCCGAATACGTTCATGAATACCACAAGATTAAAAACGAATGGCAAAGGAAAGTTGCAACAGTAAGTGTTCGTGGAGACCTTGTCGTGATAGTACTAAAACACGTTCAGATGTTTCAACACATTTACAAACGACTGGAAGGATTACCAATAAGTGCAACACACAATCTTGACAATGAAGAATTGGTATTTGATGCACTCAGAGAAAATCTATGTAAAAAATTCTTGGGTAATGAACACGAATCATTGTGGATAGAAAAGAAAGGTTTAACACTAGACACTCGTTTTGAGACTTACAATTACTATTCTCATGTTGATACTAACATGGAAAAAATGAATAACAGGTGGAGAACTAAAAAGGGTGTTAATCGTTTACTTAAAGATACAACTCTTAAATGTAGAAAACTCACACAACCCGATATTGCAGTAGAACAAATTAACAATGCATTCTTAACTTGGAAGAGAGATGTTGAAAAAACTAAATGGTTGTCCAAAGGAATGGCAGATGCAATCACCAAGTATGATTATTGGAATGACCCTGCAGTAGAATATTATTTGTTTGAATATGGTTCTGTACCTGTAGGATTGATTGTGTACCTTTTAGTAAATGAGAAAATTGGGTATCAATTGGTAAATAAGTCTATTGACCATATGGTATATGAAGAAGATGTCGATGTACCTGATGAAGTTAGAAAAAGGATTGGTGCGTATATGCACTATGTGACAATGAAAGATTTACAGGAACGAGAAGTGGTAGATACTTTCGCAGGTGGAGCGATGGGAACTAGAAAAGCATCTTTAGGAATCCACAAAGCAATTATGAACGACAGTTCATTTGGAGTAGAGATTTATGAAAGATAGAGAAAAGTATACAGATGTATTACACACTGAAACTATACATGGGGTTGATATAACCGTTCGAGAAACACAACAATGTGTTATCTTAGAATTTGATGGTGAGTTAAATCAAACATCACTGAAGAAAAAATATCCCCATGATTTACAAAAGACTTATGCTAAAGAAATGGTTCAAGTCATAAACTATAAACCCTTTCCTAATACACCTACAGTCACGCAACGTGCATTAGTTCTAGGAACTGGTGGTGGTGTCATTCCATCATACTTATATAGAAACACTCAGATGAATATCACCACTGTTGATATCTTTGACCTAAGACATATAGGAGAGACGTATTTTCATATGCCTAACGATGATGACAGGATTACTTGTGTTGTCAATGATGCATTCGAATTCGTAGACACTTGCACCACGCAGTACGATTACATTTTTGTTGATATATTTGGGCCAAGTGGAACACCACCTCAGTTCAAATCAAAACAGTTTTATGATAACCTAAATAGAATTAACAAAGGTTATATTGCATTCAACACATTCGTGACTCAAAGAAATTACGAAGAATACATGAAATTATTGAGAGACAACTTTGAAGATATTTACGAACAATACAAAAAATTGGGACGGTATAGCAAAAACCATATCGCATTTTGTAAATGATTGATAAACTATTTAATGAGGGGGTCTACAGAGTTGTAGAGAATCCCGATGACAAAACTGCAGCTGTAGAATTACAGGGTGGTGAATGGGATGGTCTAGTGTATCAGTACGGCGAAGTGCAAATGGAAGACGACAGACCTCATCTTAACTTCCAAAGAACAATTAGAAGAGTTCCACATGGAACTACAGCAAGTGAAGAGGGGATTAAAGAACTCATAAATAATGAGGAATTAAACAAACTGATGGGAGACATTTTGGTCGAACTCATCGAACATCAAGTGGAAAAGGAAAAAAATGAACAAAGAGATATTGAAAGAGCAGATTAAGAGACACGAGGGAGAAGTCCTCGAAGTTTATGCAGATTCACTAGGATATTTGACACTAGGTGTTGGACATCTTATTAAAGAAGGCGATGCAGAACATGGACAATCAGCAGGAACTCCAGTCAGTCAAGAAACTGTTGACATATACTATGAAATGGATTTCGACAAACACGTTGAAGAAACAATTCATGTGTTTGAATCAAAAGGTGGTTCAGACTTTTATGACCTACCCGAAGAAATTCAACATTGTTTAGTCAATATGACATTCAATCTAGGTGGAACTCGTTTCGGAAAATTCAACAATATGTGGAGTGCAGTTGTCGAAGGTGATTGGAAAAGAATGGCAGTTGAAATGGAAGACTCACGTTGGTTTAAACAAGTTGGTAGACGTTCTATCGAATTACAAGAATCAGTATTAAGTGTTTAGTTCAACAGAAATCAAGGCATTAAAACTTTTAGGTGGTGAAGTCATCATGGGATATGTGACGGAAGGAAAAGCGGGTAAAACTGTCACCATATCGGAAGCACAACTATTAGTTCAACAAGTCGTTGACGGAAACATGGAAATCAATCTTGCACCATGGCTACCTTATGCAAGAGAATATAAATTTGTAATACCGAAGAGTCATATAGTCACATCCTTTAATGTGAGACCCAACTTGGAGACAAATTACAAATTAGCAACAGGGAATAAATAATTATGGCAGACTTACTAAGAGCATTAGAAAAGAAGTACGAAGGTGATATCGCAGTTCACACTGCAAACATTCAAGTGTATCAAGAGAACCCAAGTGGTATAGGTGAACATCCCGAAATTGTCCAAGCATTAGATGCTGAAGTTTCAAAACTTACAGATGCAATAGACAAACTAAAAGCAATAAAAGGATTACTACATCCGTCCGTAAAAACACTTGTAGAATAGTCCACTTTCTGTTATAATAACAGTATGGATTTTTATACTAATGTATGTCGTACTCGTGACAAAATACTCGTAAAGGGTTATCAAGGAAACAAACAACACATGGTCAAGGTCGCATATCGACCTAACCATTATGTGTTATCCAAAAAGGGTGAAACTGCATTTCGTTCACTTGATGGAAGACCACTAGAAGCAGTCAATCTTGACACCATGGGTGGTGCAAGAAAGTTCCGTGAACAATACAACCAAGTCGATGGATTTGAAATACATGGATATGACAAGTATATCTATACCTACATCGCAGAAAAGTTCCACGGAGATATTCAATGGGACTACAACAAAGTTAAAATTGCAACACTTGACATCGAGTGTGAATCTGAAAATGGATTCCCCGAACCAACTCTCGCAGAAGAGAAAGTCAACGCAATTACAATCAAACCATTTAGACACAACGCACATACCTTTGGTATTGGCCCATGGGATGATTGTCCTGCAAATGTTATCTACCATGAATGTAAGAATGAGGCATTCCTACTCGAATCGTTTATCAAATACTGGCGTAAAGAAAGTTTTGACGTAATCACTGGTTGGAATGTTGATGCATTCGATATGACCTATCTTTGTAATCGTGTTGATAAATTATTTGGTGAGGGTTCACACAAGAAGTTCTCTCCATGGAATATGTCAGATGTCAGAGACTATGTTAACAACTATGGTCAAAAGGTTATGGTGTTCAATCTCTATGGATTGAATGTGGTTGATTATATGCAATTGTATAGACAACGTACATTCGTCAATCAAGAATCATATTCCCTTGACCATATTTCACATATCGAATTAGACAAACAGAAGATTGACTATTCTGAATATGGAAATTTACATACACTTTACAAGAATAACTATCCTCTATATCTAGAATATAATGTCAAAGATGTGACACTGGTTGAAGACCTAGAAGATAAACTTGGTCTACTGGAATTGACCTTGACCATGGCTTACAATGCGAAGTGTAATTATAATGACACTTTTGGAATGGTTAAGTACTGGGAAACCATTATCTATAACTTCCTTAAAGAACAGAACATCCAAACACCACCACAAAAATTAGAACGAACTAAACATCATTCTATTGTTGGTGCATATGTTAAAGAACCTATTGTTGGTAAACACGATTGGGTCATGTCGTTTGACTTGAATTCCCTGTATCCACATATCATTATGCAATACAATATCAGTCCCGAAAAGATGATTAAGGGAGACCTTATGTCACTTAACATTGATAAACTATTGAATCGTGAACATGATTTGTCTGAACTTAAAGAACAGAACTGTACAGTCACACCCAATGGTGTAAAATTCACACGAGACTTACAAGGTTTCCTTCCCGAACTCATGGAGAAATTCTATGAGGAAAGAAAAGAGTGGAAGAAACGAATGATTGAATATCAGATTGAGAACGAGAAGTGTTCAGACCCTAAACGTAAACAAGAGTTATCCAAGTTAATCAAACGTGCATACAACAATCAACAGGTCAGAAAGATTGCATTGAATAGTGCTTATGGTGCTCTTGCGAATCAGTACTTTGCATTCTTTGACCCGAACCTTGCAGAAGGGATTACTATGTCGGGTCAGATGATTATTAAAACTGCAGAGAACACTATAAACAAGTTCATGAATGATGTGTTAAAAACAGATGAAGATTATGTGATTGCAATGGATACTGATTCGATTTATGTGTCCTTTGATAAAATGGTACAGGAGATATTTCCCGAAGGTACACCCAAGTCGAAGATTGTAGATTTTCTAAATGAGGCTGGTCAACAAAGAATATTAGAAGTATTGACCGATGGATACGATGAACTCGCAGATTACACTAACGCATTCCAACAGAAGATGGTAATGGGTCGAGAAATTATTGCAGACCGTGGTATTTGGACTGCAAAGAAACGATATATCCTTAATGTACTGGATAATGAAGGGGTTAGACTCGCAGAACCTAAACTCAAGATGATGGGTATTGAGGCAATCAAGTCATCGACTCCTTCGGTTGTCCGTGACAAAATGAAACAAATCTTCCGTGTTCTGGTAGAAGGCACCGAGGAAACCACTCAGGGATTTATT